ATGTTGAACGGCGTGAGATAGACGTCGCCGGAGTCCCCGATGCCGGGTCTGTTCTCGAGCTCCAGAACGTCATTGGCCGAGAACCAGCCCCACTGCCGGCCCAGCGAGTAGAAGGTCCCGCGCGCGGACGCGTCCCCGCGCATGAGCCCGTCGGCGTTGAACTCGAAGTAGTAGCGGCTCCGCTCCTCGGGCGCCAGGAGCTTCCGGTTGAGCTCCTGCTCCCACCGGACGAAGTACTGCCGCATGGTGTAGATGATGAACTCCAGCGACTGCATTTCGATGTTGTTGAAGGTCGCTCGATCGAGGTCATAGAGCAGGTGCGGCGGGATGCCCAGGATGCGGGCGATCTCCGGCACGGTAAATTTTTTGCTCTCCAGCCACTGCGCATCGTCGGGCGGCACGCCGGCGGTGACGTACTTCATGTTCTTCGGGAGGAAGGCGACCTGGTGCCAATTCTCGTTCCGCCCGGACAGCCAGGTCTCCTGGAGGTTCTTCTTCGTGTCCTGGTCGAGCTTGTTGAGTTGCGTCTCGACCACGGCAGGCGGCCGACCGCCATGCCGGAAGAAGGTCGCCCCATAGTCCTGGATCGCGAGCCCGGTCCCGATGACGTCCCGGGCGGCCCCCAGGACGGACTTGCCTTTGACGCCGTCGAAGCTCAAGCCGGGCACGTGCAGGACGTCGCGCGGTGCCCACGGCTCTCGGCTGCCGTCGTCCAGCGTCACCCAGTAGACCAGGACGCCGTCGCGGTCGCGCTTTGGGTCCACGCGACCGCTGATCAGCGGCCAGATCTCCCGGATGCGGGTGCCAGCGTCCCTGCGGATCACCCCGTAGGCGTTGCCGTGAGTGACAATCTGCGCCTGCATGCACTCGCGGGCGAAGAAGGAGGTCATGTCCGGGTTGGGCTCATCGTGCAGCAGCGAGAAGAGCGGGTGCTCCGTCGCTTTCCGGCGGCCGCGCGGCTCTTGCCGTTCATAGAGGCAGAGCGGCACGGAGGCGAGCGTTTCAGAGAGCAGACGGGTGCCGCGCCAGAAGGCCGACAGCCTGGTGGCCGTCTCCTGGTTGATGGGGATTCCGGACTTCGAGATGCCGCCGCCGCCGGCGAAGAGAGACTGGACAGCGTCGTAATAGCTGGTTGCCGGGTTCTCGATAGAGCGCCTGGCGAAGTCGATCGCGCGGGCAAGCTGCTCGATCATGTTCGCCTCGGGGAAGTCGGCGAACCCAGTTTCATCTTTGCTCCCAGGCCCAAAAGAAAAGGCCTCCGAGGTCTGGCCCCAGGAGGCCCTTCTGGCCGTTGCGGGAGCAACCCGCGCGGGCGATCGGTCTGTATTCTAACTCAGCGTCTTGCGGACGTACTTCAGGCGCGGAGTCTTATGTCCCGGATAGCATCTCTCGCCCGGCCAGAAGCAACACTCCCCGCCCTCCTTGTGACAATCGAGGCAGATCTCTATCTCGTTCGGCCAACCCTCGGCGTTGCGTGAATTCTCGGTGGACGTCGGTTTCGCGGCCATCTTCGATAGTGTCGCTGCGGGAGCAACCCGCGCGGGCGATCGATCTCTATTCTAAATCAACGGCTTACCCATTCTAGGCCGAGTCCGCGATGTCGACCGCGCGGTAAGTAGACTCTGATGATCTCCGGCCGCTTGAACTTTCGGCTCTCCACCCACTGCATATCCTGGATGGTAACGCCGGCCGGGAGACGCTCCGAGTTCTTCGGCTTCGTGATTGGGGTTCTCCTCGCGCGCGCCGTCATGTTCGCCTCGGGGCGCCGAGCAGGCCGATCGCGGTCAGTGCAATCCCCAACAGGATGAGGCCGGCCCCCGGATGGAAGAGCCCGGCGCCCAACGCCATCGCGATGATGCCGAGCAGGACATAAAAGGGAGAGAGCTCCCGCGGAGACTTGGGCTCGGCGCCGCGGGACAGATCAGAGGACTTCGATTCTGGCATCCTCGATTTTCCCTTCGCTCACGAGGGCGCGCGAGAGCGCCATGACCAGGGCTACGATACCATCGATTCGTTCCCGGCTTTTCTTCTTGGACGGCTTCCAGTTGTCGTAGGCGTCCTTGTCGAGGCTCACGTTGTCGGCGCACCAGGCGAGCACCGGGTGCCCGCCGTGCCGTATCTGCCGGCGCCGATACAGGACGTCGAGCTCCTTGGTCGGCGCGGTCATGGAGCCGAAGCCCTGGCTCACGCGCGCGATCGTGAACCCGTCCTCCTGCTCGAGCTCCGTGATGAGCTTGTGGGCATTCCAGGCGTCGACGGCGATCTCCTGGATCAGGAAGTCCTGCCCGAGCTCTTTGACCCGCTTCCTGATGGCGCCATGGTCGACGGCGTCCCCCTCCGTGGCTATGAGAGCGCCTGCCTGGCGCCACGCGTCATAGGGTGCGCGATCCTTCTTCGAGCGGATCCGGACGCCTTCCTCGGGACACCAGAAGAATGGCAGGGCATCATAGGCCGGCAGCGGATCGCCGTATTCCCACCCGGGGATCCGTTCCCCCTTACCCCATTTCTCGGCCTCGTCCTCGTCGGGATAGTCCGGAGCGTCCGCCTCGATTGTCGAGTCGAACAGCAGCAGGAGGGCGGAGAGGTCGGTCACGGTCGAGAGGTCGATGCCGGCGAAGCAGGGTCTCCCCTTGAGAGCTGCGCCCATCTCGGCCCAGCCGACGGCGCCGGCGCACGCGGCCCACTTCTTGGCGTCGAGCCAGCGCACCGACTGCTGCATCCATTCGTTCAGCCGCAGGCGGCGGAAGGTGTTCTGAAAGGCGGGCGATTCCTTGGCCTCCCGATACTGCTGCTCGAAGTCGTCGAGTTTCACCGAGACGCCGAAGTTCGGGTTCACGCGGCGCCAGACCTCGGGGTCCTCCCAGTCTTCCCCCTTTCGGATCCCGTAGATCACCGGCAGGAAGGCGTCGTCCTGGACGAGGCCGTCCCTGACGGCGACCGCCTTGTCGTACATCTCCCCGCAGAGCGTCTTCTTGTCGTAGCCCGCCGTCGTCATCGCGACGATCACCGGCTGGCGGCGCGCGGCGACCCCGGTCCGCACCGTGTCCCACATCTCGCGATTGTCCTGGACGTGCAGCTCGTCGAAGAAGACGCCGTGCGGATTGAGGCCGTGCTTCGAAGGGACGTCGGCGCTGAGCACCCGGTAATAGGAGAGGGTCGCCTGGACGAAGAGCTCGCGCTTGAAGATCTGGGTGCGCGATGCGAGTGCCGTGCTGGCCTCGACCATCTTCTTCGCCTGATCGAAGACGATGTTGGCCTGCTCGCGATCGCCAGCGAGACTGTAGACCTCGGCGCCGGGTTCCCCGTCGATGTAGAGCACGCAGAGGGCCAGGCCTGCGGCGAAGGAGCTCTTACCGTTCTTCTTCGGCACGAACAGGAAGAGTGTTCGATAGCGCCGGAGCCCGTCGGCCCTGCGCTTCGAGCCGAAGAACTCTCTGACGATGACCGTTTGCCAGGGCTCGAGGACGAACGGCTGGCCGGCCCATTCACCTTTCGTATGACGGAGGAAGCGCGGGAAGAACTCGCAGGCCCGGTCCGCGGCGGCGGCATCGAAATAATAGAGGCTGTCGCTAGGCCTTGCGGTTCCTGGGCTTGCGGGCTTTGCGCGCGAACGCGATGTCCGCCGGCGGCGCCGGCGCCGGCCGCGGCCCGAAGAACTTCTGTTCGTCTCCTTCCGAGTCGCCTTCATCGCCGGCGAGCTCCGCGCGCGATCGTGTCGAAGGAGTGAGACCGAATTCGGACGCGAACTTCCGAACATGCTCCCTGGCTTGGCGGGCAATCAGCACGGCAGGATGCGCGATGGCAGTCCCGGCAACGCCCATCTGTGTCCGGCCTTCCTCCTCGATCGTCTCGTTCGCCCATTCGAGATCCGCCAGTGCATCACAGAGGCAGGCCAGCGCCGACTGATCGACCTCCGTCAAAAGACCGAGCCGCTCCAGCATTGGGGCCAGTCTCTTCCAGTGGGCACTCGCGGTGGAGCTCAGCCATTCCGGACAAGGCGCGCCGAGGCGCGGCTTCAGAATATTCTTTGGGAGAGGTCGTTTGCCGGGGTTGCCCTCGAGGATCTTGAGCGCGACGGGGCGAGGCGGTGGTCCTGGACGCATGGCCATTTGCTCCGGGAACAGATTGTATCAACCTGCGGGCGCGCGCGTGAGCC